GAAAGCCCTTGGTATCAAAAACATTGGGGCGACAAATACCAAATTACTTCGGATCAAAACACCAAAGTCAGGTTTGACAACTCCAAAGGTGGGTATCGCCTAGCGACATCGGTTGACGGTGCGCTAACGGGTGAAGGCGGCTCCATTATTGTGGTGGACGATCCGCACAACGCAAATGAGGTTGAATCAGATTTGGTCCGCCAAGGAACGTTGGAATGGTGGGATCAATCCATGTCTACACGTCTTAACGATCCTAAAACCGGCGCATATGTAGTCATTATGCAGCGCCTTCACGAATCAGATTTGACGGGTCACGTTCTTTCAAAAGACACGGGCAACTGGGTTCATCTTTGTTTGCCTATGCGTTTTGAAAAAGACCGCCAATGCATCACGCAATGGTTTGTAGACGACCGTGAAGAGGGAGAACTCCTTGTTGAAGGGCGGTTTGGCGAAGAAGAAGTCAAATCATTGGAAAGCAGCCTTGGACCGTTTGCGGCGGCTGGTCAACTTCAACAAAGGCCAAAGCCAAAAGGTGGCGGTATTATCAAACGTGAATGGTGGACCTTGTGGGATGAAACAATTTCTGGCGCACAAGGATTAAGAAAAAGTGTGTTTCCACCGTTTGAATACGTAATTGGTTCATTGGATACCGCTTACACAACCAAACAAGAAAACGATTATTCCGCCATGACCATTTGGGGTGTGTGGACGGACAGGCAAGACAACCAACGCATTATGTTGATTTATGCGTGGCAGGATCGGTTGGAATTTCCGGAATTGGTAAAAAAAGTTTTGGAATTGTCCAACAAGTTTAAAATTGACAAACTGCTTATTGAATCCAAAGCGGCAGGGTTATCTGTGGCCCAAGAACTTCGGACGCATTTTGCCCGTGAAAATTGGGGCATTCAACTTGTTGATCCGGGCAGGGGTGACAAAGTGGCCCGTACATACGCAATCCAGCATTTGTTTTCCGAAGGTATGATCTACGCACCGGACATGGAATGGGCTGAGAAACTCATTGAACAAGCCGAATCGTTCCCAAAGGGAGCGCATGACGATCTGGTTGACAGTATGACGCAAGCCCTATCGCATTTGCGTGTTATTGGATTTGCACGTAAACCTGTGGAAATAGTAGCGGAAAAAACAGAATCCATGCTATACAGGTCATCAAAGATTTCGCAACTGTACCCGGTGTAGCCCATGCCATTAGCCCCTATGAACATCCGGCAGACCCCAGTTTTGGGCAATAGCGCAGATAGTTTTGACGCTATTAATTTGGATATGATGGCGGAGGGCGACGTAAAGCCTGAAGTCAACCCAAAATCGCCTTACGTCAAAGTGGAACTTCCAGACGGGTCCGTTACCATCAGTTTTGGTGCACCGCCAAAAGGTGAAGACGAGGACGACGATTTCCACGAAAACCTTGCGATGAAAATTGATTCATCAACGCTTGGGCAGATTTCGTCTGATTTGACCCGTTTGATTGAACAAGACAACGAGTCCCGCGCAGAATTGCTGGAACAGTACAAAGCTGGTTTGGATTTGCTGGGCACAAAGATTGAACAGCCCCGTTCCAACGCATCAGATGGATCAACGGCGGTTGAAGGGCAAGCAACCGTTCGCCATCCGCTTCTTTTGGAATCCATTGTGCGGTTCCAAGCCAACGCACAGGGCGAATTGCTGCCATCTGGCGGCCCTGTAAAGATCAGGAACGATGGTTTAAGTAGCGCCAACATTGACGCACAAACCGCAGCCTTTGAACGGGATTTTAACCACTACCTGACAACGACTGCATCAGAGTATTATCCTGATACGGAACGCATGTTCTTTGCGCTTGGGTTTGGTGGGACAACTTTTAAAAAGGTTTACTACTGCCCAATCCGCCGCCGTCCTGTGTCGGAGTATGTCAGCATTCCGGAAATCATTGTTTCCAACGCTGAAACTACGGTTATCAACGCACAACGGATCACCCACGTCATTAAGATGCCCCCAAGCACCCTTAAAAGGTTGCAATTGGTGGGTATGTACCGGAATGTTACCCTTAGCAGCGCACAGCCGCCAAAATTAAACATTGTTGATGAAAAAATTCAACAAATGCAGGGCGTCATTCCAAACAACATGTCAAACAGCGACAACCAGCCGCGTGAAATTTACGAATGCTATTGCGAACTGGACATCCCCGGTTTTGAACATGAAGATGATGACGGCCCAACTGGCCTTCAGCTTCCATACCGCGTGACAATTGACAAAACTTCAACGGAGATTTTGGAAATTCGCCGTTGGTGGAAAGAAGATGATGAGCAGTGTCTGCGCCGTCAAGTTTTTGTTGACTACATCTTTGTCCCCGGATTTGGTTTTTATGGCCTTGGTTTGCTGCACCTTGTCGGCAACACTACAATGGCCTTGACCGCTGGGTGGCGGTTATGCATTGACAATGGAATGTTCGCCAACTTCCCCGGTTTCTTGTACGCCAAACAAGCTGGGCGGCAAAACACCAATGAATTCCGCGTTCCTCCCGGTGGCGGCATGCCAATTGACACGGCTGGCGGCCCAATCCAATCCGCTGTTATGCCGTTGCCTTACCGCAGCGTGGACAGCCAATTTCTCAACCTTATTCAATTGATGGAACAGAGCGGACAACGTTTAGCGTCCACAACTGAAACCAATGTGGGCGAAGGAAACGCAGAGGCTCCCGTTGGAACGACTATTGCGTTGATTGAACAAGCCCAGAAAGTTATTTCATCGGTCCACAAGCGCATGCATGCCGCTCAGGCCCGTGAATTTAACTTGTTAAAAGACTTGTTCCGTGAATGCCCAGAGGCTTTCTGGGAGAACAACAAGTACCCAGCTTACCAATGGACGCCAGAAACCCTTGTGGCGGCATTGGACAATATTAATTTGGTCCCTGTGGCCGATCCAAATACGCCATCGCAATCAGTTCGTATCCAAAAGGCTATGGCAATTAAACAGCTTCAACAGGCCAACCCAACGTTGTACGACCCTAAAAAGGTTGATGAACGTATCTTGACCATGATGGGCATTGAAGACGCACAAGACCTGTTTGTGCCTCCACAGCCTCCCGGACCTCCGCCACCAGACCCGATGTTGATCATGGCTCAGGCCAAAATGGTTGACTCGCAAGCCAAAATGGCAGAAGTTAAAGTTAAAGAAGCCCACGCCGCATCTGACGCTCAGAATGACGTGGCAGATAGGGAAAGCAAAGAGCGTATCGCTATGCTCTCGCTGGCCCGTGAGATTGCTGTTCATCCTGAGAGTGCCTCAACGGCGGAACACTTCATTAAACCTGAGATTCATGGTTTGGTTAATGATCCTAATGTTTGATGCTGGACGCAGCACGGAGCAACAAAATGACGCACTACAAGACTGAAGCAAAGTCGGCCTCTTCCGCCAAGATGAAACGGATGGGTCTTCACAAAGAACACAAGTCTCCCACCTTTGATGGTTTTCATTCTTGGGATGGTGAACCGGGCTTGGAAAGCAGTGATGCTGGCAAGAAGCCAATTACCCCTTCACGTTTTAAACGTGGCGGCAAAGTCATGGACATGCATGGCAGCAAAGCCAAACACCACCTTGGCAAAGCCCCTCGCAAGGCTGCTGGCGGCCCAATCCCGCATCCGGGTCAGCGCCGCGAACCTGTTCCACTACCTCCTCGCCGTTCGCCTGATGAAGAGTTTGCGGCATATAATCCTAATGAAGCGCCTGACATTGGTTCAACCCACACTGGCAAAGCCCGTGGCGGCGTAATTGGCGCAACCCCAGCCCAACGCAAAAAAATTGTTGGTGCAATGGTTGCACGGAAGAAAAAAGAAGGTCTTCCAACGTCTGCTCCTAAGGGCTTTGGCGTTCCACGGGACATTAAAGCCCCGATTGGTTCGCTTGCACCTATGAAAAAGGGCGGTCGCGCTCATCAACATGAGGACGAGGCAGAGGATCGGAAATTAATTCGCAAAGAAGTAAAACCTTCCGCGTTGAAGCACCGCGCCGAAAAATGCTGGGGCGGCGAAGCCAAACGTTCCAAGAAGTTTTATGGCGGCCCAATCACTTCGCAAAACCCAATGTTAGGTATGCCAAACAACATGCCTATGCAAGGTATTGGCGGCATTCAACCTATGCAAGGTATGGCTGGGGCGCAACCAATGCCATACATGGCAACGCCAAACATGGGCATGATGCGTAACACTGGTGGTCGCGTCCAACGTGCTACCGGCGGTCGCACTAAGTCAGGTAAAACAAATGTTAACATTATTATTTCGCCACAGTCTGGACAAGGCCAAGGGCCTCTTGGCGCTGGCGTTGGAATGGGTGCGCCTCCTGCACCGCCCATGATGCCTCCTGTGCCCCCAATGCCACCTGCTGGCGGCGGAATGATGCCTCCTCCGGGTGGCGGCATGGCTGGCGCTCCCCCACTTCCTCCGCAGTTAATGGCAGCATTAGGCGGCGCAGGTGGTCCTCCGATGGCCCGCAAGTCGGGCGGTCGTGTGGATACAAAGATGCCCAAATATCAGGAAACTGATTATGGGTCTGGCTCCGGACTTGGCCGTCTGGAAAAACGTAAGTGGCCCGAAGCAGATGGGACACCGTAAGGAGTAACATGGCGTCACTGGACTTGCTCTTGTACCGCAAATTACAAGAGCGGATTGAAGAAGAGAAGCAGGGCCTTTCAACCAACATATTGAATGGCTCTGCACAAACCTACGAGGAATACAAAAACCGTGTCGGGTATTTAAAAGGATTATCCGACGCACTTATCTGGGCGAAAGAGACGATGGATGACATCGTTGGCAATACACAAAAAGCGAGATAAAAATGAAAACTGCTACTATGAAGATGCTCCATGCGGTTGATCCCGCAGAGGAGTTAAAAAACTCTGTTGGTGACCTTTCCAAGGTAAAAGTTTACAACAATAACATTCTCTGTGCCGTATATAAGCGGCCTGAACGCATGGCCTCCGGCATTTACATTTCCGATAGCACCCGCAAGGAAGACGAGTATCAGGGCAAGGTGGTTCTTGTTTTGAAAAAAGGTCCGCTTGCATTTGTGGACGACGATAGGACTGCCTTTGGCGGCCAAAACGTTGAAGTTGGAGATTGGGTTGTTTTGCGCTCCTCAGATGGCTGGAAATTGAATATTAATGGCGTTCTTTGCCAGATTATTCAAGACGTTAACGTCAGGTTGGCGGTTCCAGAGCCGGATACGGCGTTCTAAGGAGAAGAAAATGTCAGAATTTGAACCAATTGAAGTAACAGTTAAATCTTCTGCTCCTTTGCCAGCGCAAGATGATTATGATTTGGGGCAAGACCCCGTTCAAAAAAAGGAACCCCAAAAAGAACAAACGGCAAAACCCGATGAAGGCGTTGAATTATTAAAACGCCAATTGGATGAAAAGCGCCGTGAAGCAGATGATGCTCGCCGCGCAAGGGCAGAGGCTGAAAAATATGCCCATGAAGCCAAACAAGAAACCAAATCTTATCAAGTTCAAGCACAGGACAATCAGTTAACCGCTTTTGTTAACGCAATTGCCAGTTTTGAACGTGATGCTGAGATGTTGGAGCGTGACTACGCATCAACTTTGGCGGATGGTGATTATACTAGGGCTGCTAAATTGCAACGGCAAATGGCGCAAACAGAATCACGTTTGATGCAATTGGCCCAAGGCAAGGAAGCTGTTGAAGAAAAATTAAACTATGAGCGGCAAATGTTGGAAAACCAACGCCGCCAACCTCAACCACGCTTTGAACAGCAACAAGTTGACCCTATTGAAGCCCAAATTCAGGCGGTTCAAAGCCCAACATCACAGGCTTGGTTGCGTTCACACCGCGATGTGCTTGCCGATCCGGTAAAAACATCGTTGATGACCGCCGCACACCACGAATCGGTCGCTATGGGCATTCGTCCAGACACGCCGGAGTACTTTGCACACATTGAAAGCAAGGTTTACGACGCAGAACCGGCACGTCAAGCGGCTCCAACACAGAAATCTGGCCGCCAAGCCATGTCAGCAGCACCAGTTTCACGCACAAACTCTGCACAAACCTTCCGTTCAGGTCAAACCATCAACCTTACATTGTCACCGGCAGAGCGTGAGCATGCTGCGGCAATGGATATGACCGACGAAGAATACGCAGAAAACAAATTGTATTACGCAAACAAAGGACAGATGAGTATTTAACATGGAAAATGAAGCAAAACGCGGCCCCGGACGGCCATCAAAGGAATTGAATGACGTTTTTGATGGCATTTTGGACAATGTAACAATTTCGGAAGAGGTTGCACCGCTCCAAACACGCGGTTTACGTGAAGCCGCCATCCGTGCGGAAGAACTTCGCA